CAGAAGTTATGCCATAAATCGTAATTTTCTTGTGCCATTCTAAAGGATTGGTCTGTAGCTGTATTTAAGGTAGCTGCCGTAAGACGAGACCCTGCCTTAAACTCTGTTTGCTTAGCATCAACCTTTGTCTTTCTTAAGATGTGAATAACATCTCCAGTAGCAATAGCCGGTAAAGTAATCTCTGTCCCATTCCTATCATACCGCCATACTAACGCACCAGAGGAATCTGTTGCTCCCTCAGCCGCAAAAGTAACGATATAATTCTCACCCTCCTTAGACAAGGAATACATCTCACTTCCGGAAGCATTAGATTTTGGTAAAGTCCATACGTCCCACGCTTCGGAGGCATTGAAGGGGTTCGTGGCTGCAACAGAAGTATAATCTGTATCCGTGATGGATCCGAAATCAAACTGCCTTACGACAATAATTTCATCCTGATTAGAAGTTATGTTTTCCCAACCTCCATCCGAGTCATCCCCCGGAAAAAAGTCTGAGGTAATAGTTAATTTATTGTCTGTAACATCAGCCCCTGTATAAGACTTTACTAATACAGCTCTACTATGATTATCAATTGCCATGGTTGCCTCCAATATTAATCATGAGTTGTGATACCTAGTAATAGGTTTGAATTTACCTGCGAATTGCAAACTTGCAATATTCAAAGGATGAGGATTATCAGACGAGATGGTGATTTCTACGGCCTCAGTAAAGCCTAAGATTGGGAACCTTTCTTGTCTATTAGAAATTTTACCTGTCAGGGTTGGGGAACCAATGTAGTCCTCCGACTCCCGACTATCTAGTACATTTAAGTGATCGAATTTATGGGTCTTTTTGGCCCGATTATTTATACTCACATCGATCTCAAACTTCTTTGAGTCGAATGTTTGAATAAGACCTGATCTCAGATTCAATGTGCCGGGTACCATGTTATTCATTTCATCTCGAAGGAAGATCGGAGATAAGGTAACAGTGCTAGTAAAACCACGCCCCACATAGCATATTGAATTGCACCACTCAGATTCTTCTGCTGAATAAGTATAATTACCCTCTACTTCATATGTACCCGGTGTTGTGCCAAAGGAGAAAATCCGGGTGGCAGGAACAACTTCACCGTTCTTAGTAATAATATAATCCCAAAACGGGGGAGGGAAGTCATAATAGGGATCTGCTAGTACAGAAAAAACAATCCGTGTCTTATTTGTTTCTTCATTATACGATACATTTTCTGGTAGTATAACTATAGCTTCGGGGTCGGTAAGGATATCAGGATTAGTTAACCATTCGTTAACCGGCCTTAGATTATCTAATCTAGGTATATTAATATCTTGTTTATCTAACTTTATTCTACTTAACCACATCTTAGGTTCTTCTGGGGTAACAGAATTGGAATACCATTCACTAGATTGGATTAAGTAAAGATACTTATCCCAAGAATAAATATCATCCACCACATCTCCCCAAGGGAAACTGGAGAATGTCCAGTCAAAGAAAGCGTTTTGGACTACCTTCTCCCCTGAAATCTGGTTCCGGTAACAGTAGATCTTACTAGGATTTGTCCCTTGGTCATCTGATGACCATTTTTCAAGTCCAAATAACATAGAACCAAATCCCGAGGTTTCGTTAGCAATTAGAGTATCGGGTAAATAATTAGGGACATGCTTCGAAACTTCGAAAGCTTGCTCAGTAGCTAGATCTCTCTGACCGAAGTAAATATACAGCTGTCCTTTACTAAAGAAGAATAGGTTATTATTCATAGTTACCGGAGGAACTTCCGGCATCATAGGATAAAACGCGGTAGGTGCAAACTCAGCAGTCAATGGAGATATAATATTATTAGATCCGGTCAACTCATACTGAGTATTTCCAGAAGTACCGACAAACAGGAAGTCCCTAAAGGGAACTAACCAACTAACTGGTGTATAGTTATTAGAGGAAATCATAAGGTCGAGAGGATCAGCATCCACAATATTATCTGGATCGGCTAAGAAGAAGTTATCCCAATCTCCGGACCTAGAAGCTATAATAGTATCCTCGTTTGCAAGGAACAGGCGATCTCTATAGAAGGCCATAGCAGTAATTTTACTTTCTTGCGGCTCACCCGAAGCTGAATTAAAGAAAATACCCGGACCTCGGTTACTCTCCTCATCCCCACTTAAACGCATATCCCAATCTACAGGCTCAGCCTTGTAGTATGTTTCATTTTCAATTACTTCAGAGAAAATTAATTGAGGCATGCGGTACTTATCTAAGATAGTACGTTTTCCAGTAGTTCGAATCTTCTTTATATAGGGGGCTTTATCTTTCTTGGTAATCCGATACCAGCCGGGAGTGTTCTGAAGGTATGCTTGGGAGAGGTATAAGATTTTACCCTTACCATCCCTTCCATAAGTATCGCTATCCGGATCTTCGTCATACAATCTTCCTAAACTCTCTTCAACAATATCTCCCCCGTTAAATGCAACTAAATCAGAGTTATCTGGAGGGAATTTTATATCTGAAAGTTTAGTAAAGGATTGTCCTAAATGTACGTAAGTGCTGTTCGGATAGATGTAATCTTCTACAGGTATGAATAAAGAAGTTGCAACATTACAAGCAATGTCTCCATCAACAAGATCTGAATCTTCCTCATCTACTCTTTTCCATCTTATCTTATCTTCATGGGGAGGTAACTGAGATCCCTTATTTTCTCCATCCTTAGCTAATAGAATATTAGTAGGACCGGGTAAATCATCTGAGGGTATATAGTCTCGCACTTCCCATATACCAAACCTAACGGCTTTCCGATTAGCACCATCACCTCTGGTTAATATAGCCTCTTCATCAAGATCTTCAAAAGTATTTGCGGAACTACCTTCGCCCGTGTCTTCACCGTCATCAGTCCACGTCTGTGTAATTACATCATTAATACTACCATCAACAGGGGTACCATTTGTAAACGAAGCGGGAATAGAATCAGCTGTGAATAGATTAATATTCCACTCATTAGAGTACTCATAAGTATCCCCATCCATAACACGTTCTTCGAAATCATTAGTCCAAACATTAGTATTGGTATTATTGCCTTGAAAATTTTGAGTAATGATAACACGACCGGGGTAAAGCTTATCAGGCTCTTGTAAAGAAAACCTATTTGCAAGAGCTGTTACGGTGGCCCCTTGTACTGTATTGACAGTATTTGCAAAAGCTTCTGCGTCTGCGTAACCACTTGCTCTTTGCTCCGCCGTATATGACGGTACTTCGTCCCCCGATCTTCCCCCTAAGAATTTCCAAACATTATCTTCCAGTGCGCCAGTGGCAGGATCAGCTCCGTCAAAGCTACCATTACAACTAAAGAATGGCTGGTCTGCTAGCCAATTCCATATACCACCCGGCGTACCAGAAGAGCCCCAAGTAGCTTGTTGTTTAAGGTGAAGCGGTGCGTTATCCCCCAAGTGATCATTCAGGTTAAACTTAATTTCTGTATTGAAGGTATCCCCGCCGCCAGCTGTGTCTTGTTCCATAACGATCTTATGACCCTCAGCAACAACAGTGATCTTTCCCTTGTGAGCGTGTTCAATAGCTTTTTTAAAATTTTTAGGGACTCGGGAGAATGTCCCCTCCCAGCAGTCAACAATGTATACATGTCTTTCACCATTGCCGTCAGTATATCCAGTCCTCAAACTTACGTCTGCCAGTGTGGGATCGTCTTCAACCCTAGGATAGGAGGGGAATTTTTCTCCGTATTCATCCCTATTATAGTGCTCGCCCTTATTCCACAAACACCAGCCCTCACCACTATTATTGGAATTATATCCCAAACCAACATAATATCTAGCCGTAACACCAGTGTGATCTGTAAGCTGAATATATGCCAAGTTTTGCATTGCAGCACCGCCATCTGTAGCTGGTGGAATGGGGTTATCTGGGTCATAATCTTCATGATCCGGATCGGACATAACATCAACTCTTCTATTATCTATAATAACGTCATTTACATTCTCATTACCATATCCGCTATTGCTTAAAGGCCAGCCTCCTGCTGCAAAGCCCCATACCCCCCCTATCCACTTAGCGCTATCCGAGCCGTCTGTATTTGACCAGGCGGGGTTATTTAGATACTCAGGAGTTCTGTCTGTGGTTGCTTGTAATGTAGATAAATCAATTCGAAAATCACGGACATCACCGGCGTCTAACCTTCCGTAATATCTTTGAGTATAGTGCCTAGGATATCTAAACCATCGCCAAGGCGAATGATAACCATGCGGGTTAAAATCAATCTCAGCTCTAGCCTTTTGAGCAGCAAGATTGTGTGTATTAACAGCGAAGGTTCTAGCTCTTTCTGGACCTGTTCCTTCTGGTCCGGAAGCGGATCCATTAGTAGTCCACCAAAACTCATCTCCATTTTGAATATCTAGAATACCATCAGATCCTGCGTCGTTAGTTCCTCCATTTTTCCTAATCCACAAGTAGTTATGTGTTTGGTTTGAGTTATGTTCTGTGTCCAAACCTTTTAAAGTAATTTGACACCCAAGATCTCGATTACTTAAAAAGTCATTAGTTGCCGAAGTTGGTTCCCACATTCTGACAGGAGCATTAAAATCGAACTGAAGTAAACCACCTCGATAGGGTTCAATAATTTCAGTCCAAGTATGCCCCGCAAAGCTATCCCAAGGATAGCCATCGTCGGGGTCTCCTTGAGTAGCATTAACGTCAATCACCGGATCCTTTAAATCAATAACCTTACTACCCCAAACATAATCTTGGCTTTCAACCCAGATCTCAGCATCACCCTGCCTATCCACAGCAACAGAAGTTAGATAAGAAAGATCAGCCCCTTCAAAATCTACGGTATAATTGTCATTCGGATGGAAAGACCTGCCATTGAGTTTCTTCTTATAATCTAAAGATTCGATATCATCATCTTGTCGCCACTTATTTATATCCTTGTCGAAATAAAGATTTCCGTTTACGCTGGTAAACCCAGCCTTAACTTCTTTATTTAAAACAAGAATTGCAGATCCGATATTTACAGCCCGTAGTCTTTCTCTAGCTGGGATAGGATTTGGATTTAGGTAATCCGCTCGGCCAGAGTGGTTGTACTCCTCTTCCGGTGAGTAAATCCATTTTCCCCCATAAGCCAAATATTCTAAAGTCTCGTCAGTTAAAAAACTAATTCCATCTTTGGATGTTTTAATCTGAGTAATATCAACATCCGAAATCTTCTCACTGTTAGAGACAATTTTAAACGCCTTAAAGCAAGATTCTGGAACCAATCTAGTTGGTTTGTCTGGATCAGGATCGCCACTACTAGGCGGTACCTCATCAGGAAACGGTAACTCAATACCTGTATCAATGATAATCAGTATTGAAGTCTTGGCATCAACCTCAGTCCAGTGAAAAAATACCTGATCAACACCAGATCCTGTAACTGTAGGCAAAGTCCCTAAATTTCCACAAAACTCTGAACCGTTTCTCTTATCTAAAGAATTTTGAGTAGTGCAGAAGAAGTTGGTCATAGACTCTACTTCCGTAGGAAGTCTCTTAGATGGGATTTGACGGCCTACGCCTCCACTAAGAGTATAAACAGGAACCTTAACTGGGAAGTAGGACTGTGCTTGAGTGGCCTGCTGCCTAGTGTATTTAGCCATTCGTTGTTCTCCAGTATCTGAATTTACCTGCATCATTATGAATACTAGATCTACTATGAATATCAATCAACCTCTTAGTACCAGAGCTGAAGATAGTCCGTCTTTTATCATCAATATCAGAACTCTTACCTCTAGCTGTATACATAACTTCCAACTCTTGGAGATATCTATCTGAAGCTACATCTCCTTGGACAATCATTTGATACTGTCTAGCGGCTTGAGACATAATAGCCCGTTGGACTACAGTATCCATATCCTTCCAAGCAACTTTAACAACCATCTCAACCCAGTACTCAACATCCTTCTTCCAAACATCGGTTTGATCTGTGACATTGAATAAGAATTGGGTAGAAGAATCTGCATCTGTAGTCGATCTAGCAACGCCAATAATTCTATAACCATCCGTGTTTTGATGATCTGAAACAAGCTCAGCGGATAAGACCGAAGCACCTAAGCTAATAATACCCTTAGCACTAAGTTTAAACTTCTTTAAATATTTATTATTAGCCAGACCTCGGAACTGATAGTCTGTCAGAATGCGGTCAAGTACATCCTGACAGACCTCAGTATCAACACCGCCGAGATCTTCGAGGTTATCTACCGTGGATTCTCCTGCCATTAAAAGCATATGATTAACGGCATCAAGTTTAGTGATCATACCCATGGTAGTCCTCCTGTAGTTAAAGGTTAATCCTCCCTAGGCCCGTTAAGACCTAGGGAGGGGATGTGTAGTATTCTACACTAGATTAGACTCAGGCATCACCCCAAGAGTCAGAATCCATAGCTGCCAATGCAGCAAGATCAGATCTGTCCTGATCACAATCAGCACCAGCGCCTGAACCAATCTCAAGACCTGAGACAACACAAGCACACTCTGGACGCAGAACGCCCGTACCGCTCATCATCGAAGCGACGGTGAACTGAGTGTTTCTTCGGATGTCACCAACCGAGTCAACCTTCAGTCCCTGAAGACGCACGTTACCGATAGCCTCAGGGGTCCAGATCACGGACTTCACACCAGCAGAACCGAACTGCAAGTTGTACTTAGCTTCGCCAAGACCCTGCGTTTCGTAGGTGCCTCCCGGATCGAAGTCACTGTTGAAGTTACCAGCAGAGACATTGCCCACGGAATACTGGTTAGTAAAGACGTGGTTGCTCTTGACAATAGTGCAGCCCATGTACTCAAGAGTATCATGAAGCTGACCAAGGCCCATCTTATAGCCAGCACCGAGACCACCCTCTTCGGCAACACCGCCGAAGTATGGCTGACGGCCACCGTCATTGAGGTCAGTCGAGGCACGAGCAACGCCCAGCGAACGGATGTCCATGAAGCACTGAGGAGTAACAGCCATGTACAGCTGACCGTACGGGATGTTATTCTCCTGTAAGTGGACAATGAACTTCTCGATACATTCCAGAGCAGTCAAAGCACCAGTAGCACGATCAGCGGCATCAGCCGTAGTCACGCCCCAGTCATCAAGACTGTTGGAACGATCATCATTAAGACCATACAGAACGCTGTCAAGGTTCATCGAAGGACGAGGATCCTTGGCAAGCTGATCACTAAGACCAGCACGAACGAGGTACGAGAACAGCTGCTTGTCTCTAGTGTTAGCCAGAGTCATAGCTGCCTGACGTGCAAGCTCGCTACGGAACTCCCACTGAGTCAGCATAAGGTCCACGTTATCAATCTCGAAGTGAGCGGCCATTGGACGCTTATCGAGCTTGATTTGGAACGTAGTAGCCTTAGAGTTCTGACCACCGATCAGTTCCTCACCAGCGTCCCACGTTGGACGAAGGTCTACAGTACCCGTGACCGGGAACTCGACCGTCGTACCGCTTGAGATAGTTCTGGAAGTGACCAGACCCTCAAACATGTTGTACTCGTCATATGCATTGATTACTTCGCCTGCCCAAATAGGAAGCCAAAGCTTACCGTCACCAGTATCTGGATTTGCGTAAGAAGTGTGGTCTGATACACCAGTATTCCCACGATAAGTTAAGCCGGTGTTACCGACATTATCACCTGTAATAAAAGCCATAGTTATTTTCTCCTAAAAAATAAAACTACTAATATAAATAATACCGAATTTATACCAAGTTTTAGATTGTTCCCGAAGGAGTCCTCCACTAGGGGCTTCTATTATTTTTGACATTACCTCTATCTTAATCCAAAGAGAGGGGCGTGGTCACTTTAAATAGTTACCATCAATTCGCTCAGAACTGGGAAATATTATTCCAGTCTGTCATAGACATTCTGGTCTCAACCATTTGTCTATACTTAGGATCTTGCGCAAACTTAGGGCTATTTCTATCCTTAGCAAACTCTGACTTTGAAGTGTAAGGCCTAATATTTACTTCGCTGTCAGGAGCCGAAGCCAGCTTCTTGTTAGGAGCTGGTTCAGACTGTTTACTAGAGGCATTAGCTTGTTCATACATAGATGATAATCCACGAAGGGTCACTTCGTATGAAGGTGAGGCAAGTCCTATATTCACCATTTGCTGGTCTTCAGCCGAAAGATTTCGGGAGGCCCAGTCAAAAATCTGTTGTAACTTTTCTTGTCCTCCAACGACATTGGAAGCCTTAGTAAAGTTTTCTCGTAGCCTAGCTTTCTGCCCGGCCACATAATCATCAATCATTTTCTCAGAAAAACCTGTTTTATTTCTAATTTCAGCTCTAGTTGATTCTGAAACTTCTCCGGTAGAAGCCATCTCCATAGCCCATGAGTCATAATCCTCTTGGGTAACTCCGATACTAGCCGCCTCAGTAGCTGTTTCTTCTTGTACAGCTTCTTGAATCCGAAGCTCTGGAGTTTCTGGAGTTGTTTCTGGAATAGGAGGGGCAGAGCCAACAGCTGGCTCGTCAGCAACCTCAGGTTCCGCAGCAGGTGCTCCCTGCTCAGCGTACTGTTTCTTCAGTTCAGCAATCTCCTGCTGTCCACGAGTATAGTTTGCTTGTGCTTCCTTTAAACTAGAGAACCAAGAGTCAACATCGTTAAAGTTTTCCGGAATCTTTTGCCCTGTAGATTCCACATAAGTAGTAAACGCCTTCTTTTCAGCAGCGTATTGAGGATCCTCATCGACTTTCGTGGGGAAAGTTACCGATTGAGATTCCTGTGTTCCGACATTAAGCTGAGTCCCCTCTGAGGATTGTTCAACTTGCTCATTAGACATAAATTACATACTCCTTATATTATGTGTAATTTTTACCGACACTGCTTGTTCTTGTAGCACGGTCAGTTCTTTTGTTTAAAAGATTTGCCGATGAACCGGCAGAAGTTTCTTTAACTAAATTAAATCTCTTAGGATTTGCTTTGTATGGGTGATCAGCAGCAAGTTTACCTGTCAAACCATACTTGTGTGCAAGGTATCCTTCGATCTGCTGACGTTCATCATCAGTTCTAGCATCCTTAATCCACATAAATTCATAAAGGATCCCATCCCACCAAGCATTAGGAACTGCATAACTAAGATTACCCCATCTATCCGAAGAAGAAACTTCTCTAGTCGCAAAGTAAACATCCCTTGCATTAGTCACGTCAGATGCGTTGGCCGTCGTATCTTCGTCCTCCACACCATTCACCCATATCTTAACATTTGTACCAGATCTTTGAAAGCATACCACAAACAATCCATCAGTAGAAGCAATACCACTTCCTACGTGAGATTGTCCAGCGAGGTTTAAAAAGAACTTATAATCTGTTGTATCGTTGACACCGAACTCAATTCCATGTTCTCCACCCTTAGAAAAGATGGAGTAGTTTCCTCCGCTATTGACAGTTCCCTTTGCGTTTACTACAACAGCACCAAAGAAATTAGAAGATGGAACTCCTCCAGCCACACCCACATCAAAGTCTGTTCCTACAGAAGAGTCAGGTATAGTCATGTAATCCGCTGGGGTCAGACCCCCACTAAACTTAAGCCCTTTATGGTCGTTTAATAACTCCGATCCCGAGGTAAAGGTCGGTAGAGATTCGTACTCATCGTTTTGTTCAAGGTTGTACGAACCAGTTCTATCTTCAGCCCGATAGACCTTAGTGGTTGCCACGCCTGTTTTAAAGGTAATGACAATCTTAGGTCTGTCTCCGGAAGAAGAAGCCGAACTACTGTGGAATTGAATACGCTGTGCTCCACTGGGCTCTACTTCTAGATCTTCTTGAGTTCCTATAATTATACTTAATAAACCAGATCGATTATCAATCGCATCTTGAAGCAGTGCAACTAAATCACTGGAGGAATCTACAAAATCCGTATCCGAATCACAATCAATAGTTTGACTAAGACCGTTTGTCGTAGTGTAATCTCCACCAGCGGTAGACCAACTGGTAGACCCATCTGTAGTAGTCCAGTGGACGTTCTCATCTACGCCTGTTGTAGTAAGCCGGTAAACATTCACAACCTTAGATCCGCTACAGTTATTTGATTCATGCTTTAAAGTAAACGTAGCCGACTCAATAGTCGCTGTACTGGGAATATCTGTAAGATCCCACACCATGATACCTCTACTAGAAGTACCATAGTGTCTCCCGGCATTTATCGTAGCAGATGTTGGGCTTTGTGTGCCCGAGCTAGTAATAGTTCGGTCAACAGCTACAGATTCTGGAGGTTGGAATGTCTCTTGTGTAGTACTTGTGTCAGCCCAAGGATGAAAATACTCAGGCTGGAACCAACACTTAAGATCGGCAACTTCTCCGGGGTGCCAAGCTGGTCCTAAGTTTACATTCCAATCCCTATCCCAATCTTCAGGAACTCTATAGTCTCTGTTCTCAAGAAGGTTTTCTCTTAGCGATAGACAATATTCTCTAGAACCCCTACCAATCATTTGCTGATGATTTAGTTTGACACAGGCTATATCTTCAGAACCAAGGATTTCTATTTTCTTTAAAGGAACATTGCCTCTGTACATATCAAATTCTTCCCGCTATAACATTAAAGACCGCTGTACAAATGACGCTAAAAATAAAAGTAACCGCATAGACTTTAGTATCTAAAACAGAAAGCTTACTTTCAATCTTAGATAATCTTTTATCTATGGTAGTTAGCCTTTCGTTCGATCTTTCTAGCTCATGGACTACATGGACCTTATAGGATTCCCACCCATTATTGTTATCCATATCAACCGCCAGTATGTTTGATAGTTACACTACCATTGGTAGAGCCTAAGTCGCCACCATTGGAGTTTACAACCCATCGAATATAAGGTGCAACCGCAACCGGGAAAGTAACCGTTGCCATCTTTAACCCAGTAACATTAGCCTTGATATCTGAAATAACCTCGACAGTATCTGACCATGAAATACCATCAAAAGATTGTTCATAACCAAAGTTGCAGGGTACTGCATCTACCCCTCCAGAAAAAGTTGATAAGGGAAGGACGGATGAAATATTAGCCCATGTACTATTATAACTAATTGTAGCTGTATTACCCACAGTACCTAGTGCGGTATGGGTACACACGACCTGTTGATTAGTAGCGGCTGCTGTAATACCCGGCACGCCATTATTGGTATCATTAATAACCTTCGCTAAATCATAAGCTGCATACCGAGGACTATGTGCTCCATTAAATTCACCAGCCGCATAAGATCTAGTAGTAGCAGTACCACCCGCAAAGGCAGTTGGAACGACAGGACTACAGTGATCATCAAAAGCAATACCACCAGTAAAGGCAGCGGGAACATTTACAGAACATACCGAATTCCAATGAGAAGCATCGTTAACAGTAATGGTTTTATTACTTGCTGCCCCGGT